AATATTGACGTAATTCGTGAGCATCGCAGCAGTGTCCGCAATGTTCACATAATTGGTGAGCATCGCCGAGGTGTCGCCCGCGACTATGCCCGCCGTGCTACTTGCGACCCATACATTAGTTGCAAGGTCGTAGCGAATAACTTGATTTTGTACCCCAACATCCTGCCTAACATCGTTTAATTCCTTTAGATCTTCGTTTAACCAAGGCCGTACAAGCAGTGTTAGATTGTTAACGCTTGGTTTGCGCACCAGGAGGGCAACGGGCACTTTGATTGCCGGGGCTGTCGGCTCAACGTTGGTGACCTTTCCCGGCTGCGTTGCGCTAAGGTAAAGCACATCGCCAGCGGTTAAGGTTATACCCGTTTGCACAATGTCGGCTTCTTTGACCTCGCGCACGTAGCCAAACCAGGTAACCAAGCCCAAAGAATCAGCAGGCAAATCCTGTGTAAGAACGCCCATTACAAGTTTAGACGGGTATATGCCGCTGCCATTCGCGGGCACAACGCGTATATGGTCGCCTTGCACCGGGGTCACCGGGTCAAGCATAACCACCGTACCGTTTTTTATTAGCGAAGCGGTTTTGTTAATTACATTGGGGTAAAACGTTTCCTGCCCAAGCTGCAATACCACACCGTCAAAGCCGACGCCCAAATTCAATGTGCCTTCATCTGCGTTCCATTGCAATTTACCTAACGTATCCGGCGCGGTGTACGTCCGGTCGAACCAAATCCGGCGCACGGTATCCACGGTCGTCGCATTGGTTGCGCCGTTAACTTCGCCGTCTAAAATAATTGATGGAGCCGCCGCGCTGACGGGTTGCCAGCCCTGGCGGGTTTTAATATATCGGTACAATGTGCCCGACAAAGTATCCAATAGAAAATACGCATTGTTGACCGTCGTAGGCTTCACCGTCACCGTATCCCCTACCACGCCCCGGAATACCAAGCCGTCACCGCTGGTCTGTGCGCCTAAGCGGATTTTGTTAGTGCCTGCGGGGTATTGCGCAAAAGCCGCCGCGCAAAGAAGCACGGCGGCCAGCATTACTATATGTTCACGAAATCTCTTCATATTACAAGGCCAAAGGTTGAATAAAGGTCTTGTGACGGATCATGCCCACACCCGGCATCCGGGCAACCCGCCGCCGAGCTGCTAAAGCCTGGCAGCGACGCCGCACACGTGCAAAGCCAGTCCCGCATACGCCGGGCGTTTAGCTCCAACCGGGCGCGGAGGGTATCCTGGTAAAATTTCAGGCCGTCAATCCCGGCGTTGTTTCCGTATTCGTTATTGTTCAGATATAGCCCGTTGCTACCCGCCTGAATGACGATGAACGGCGCTGCCTCGTACAAGGCAGCCTCGGCGCAAAGGCTTTTCAGGTGTGCGTCCCAAAGTGCCTGATACGCCGGAAGGCTAAACGCCGTGGAAGTGCCTTTATTTGCCAGTAATGCCTGGTAAAAAGGTTCTGTAAGCGTTGGCAGCACCCAGCGATATTCAGCCGGGGCAATGTGCGGTGCTATCAGTGTAGCATCCAGGGCAACGTCAGCGGGCGAAGGGCGGGCAATGCCGCCGCGCACGACCTCACCCGGCGATATTAGTTGTGCCATCTTCTGCGTTTATCGGTTCCGTAATTTCTACCTCGCGTGGTCCATATCCCAAAACTTCCCGTTTTTCCGTATCCGTCAAAGCATTTTCAACGCTAATTTCTCCCATAAAGCTAACTGGGAGGGCGTTAGATATTGCAAATTGAATGCCGGGCGTTACCAGCCCCGCCTGTGCGCTAAGCTCCAAATAGGGGTTAATAACGCGGGACAGGAGTATATTTTGCCGCTGCTTAACTACCGTGTTTTGCAGGTATTCCATTTCCTGCCTGATTTGCTGGTTCGTGCCCAATTGCCCCTCCGTCGCAAAGCCTGCCAGGGACTTGCTCCAGCGGTTTGCCGTGACGATTGCCGAGGCTGCAAGTTCCTGAAGCTGCATAAATTCGCCGTCGTGCGTTTGCGCCAACGGCTGCCATTGCGCCTTTAGCTTTTCGTCACGCACGACCTGCATAAATATCTTGTTATTATTCCCGGTTCCTGTGAACTTCGCTTCCACCGCTTTGAGCATATCCCGCGCCTCATGTGCGTTCATTTGCCCAAAGAATTGTAATACCCCGGCGGGTACAAAGCCGTTTTCAAGTTTCGAAACATTGAACCGCTGTATCAGGTATTCCAATTCCGCCCACATCTTCGCCCCGACCCATTCCGGTAGTCCCCAATAAAAATACCCTGGTGCATACTGCTTCAAATGAATTACCGCCCGGCGCAAACCGTCCTGGGGTTCGCTAAACGCCGGATACAACGGCACTTCACGGAAACCCTTTGCCGCATAGTTTGCCGCCTCGCTTGACAATGGTACTTCTTCCCAGTTGTCGTATATGCCAACGCTTCGTACAATCTGATCCGGTCCCGCTTTGCGGATGCCGACCATGTAAACAGGCACGTGGTATATGTAGCACACGCCCGGACCTGTTACGATTTCGGCAAAACAGTTTCCGAATGCGTCGTAATCGTAGGCCAACGCAGCCAGGATTTCCGTCAGGCTTTGGCCATGCAAATTCACGCGCTGTATATGGTCTTCCAGGGCGTTGAGCCGTGCCCGGCTAAGGTTCGCGGGTGCTGCCTTGCTCGTGGTTAAAAGTGCGTCTGAGCGGCCTTGCATTGGGATAAAGCCGTCACCCGTGACCATGTTCGTTTTATCTGCGATTATGCGGCGAAGGGTTGGGGAGTTATTGACGCAGGCGATTAAGGATTTTAAAAAAACGTCGTTTTGCTCAAACATCCGCACCCACTTGTTCCCGCCCATATCCAGGCGTTCCCGCGTGGGTTCGTTGAAAATATCCTGCTGGATCAGCCGTGTTACGGGAGCCGCCGGGATGGTTACCGAACTGCTCGCCAGGTACGCTTTACCAGGCCTGCGCCGCCTTTTATTTTCGCTTTCCTGCATCTTTTAGTGTTGGTACGGGCTTCCCCGGTTCGTTATCCTGTTGTGGAAATTTAAAAGCAACCATTACCAGGCTTTCCGTATGCACATACTTCGATACGGTGACCGGATCGATTGCCATCCATGCCCGTAGCTCCTCCGGGCTTAGTGCCATTACCGGGCAGCGCATGAAACCGCGCCGCCCGGTCGGGTCAATACCCGTATATATGGCACTAAAAGCAGAACTCTTAAAACGCACCATTAGACAAGTGCTGCCATTACCGTTGCGCCGTTAAGCAGCTCATAAGCTACTTTGTTGGTACGGCAGGTGATCGTGATTGTCGTCTGGTTCGGATCGGTCAGCGCGGTTCCTGAATCGCTTTCCGCCGTTGCAAGCCGCGCCGGGAGTTTCTTCCCGCCAACTTCCACATGACCCCACACCCAGTACTTGCCCGTGTTTTCAACGTGTACGGCAACAAGGCCGCAGGACTGGTTTGCAAGGGACTGGATTATCTCGCGGTCTGCCTGGTTGCGGCACGTCCAAATACCCGTAAAGTTTTGCTCAACGGATACCGCAAGCGTATCCAGGTCCTGTGTTGTCGTTTCAGTAAAATTGGCACTGAAGTCCCGGAAGTCAAATTCATAAAAGTTATAGGCCGTCGACCCCATGGTGATTGCCGAAGCCCCCGCGCTGGAAGTCGTCACACTGGATACTTCGTTCGCGTTGGCCAGATACAGTTTACCGGCACCCCCGGCGCAAGTGCCGGAGGCGCAGTTCACGGAGCGGCCAGATGAAAGGTTACTCATGTCGCTTGTGTTTTAAGCACCGGATTAATATCCGACGCTGATTAGGGAATGGTGGATGTAGTTAACACCCATCTTGAAACGCGACTTTGTGTACACTTTTTCGTCTTTCTCGTCGTACCAGGTCGTAAGTTCCGTTGCCGGGTTGGTCACGTCGGTGGCCAGTACCTTGTTCATTGGCGTGGTGTATTCCACATAATGAGCGTTGGTAATGTTCAGGTTTGCCAGGATTTCATCCCAACGCCATTGCGGAACGACCGGGATACCACGGAAGGTGAGTTGTTCCACCCCGTCGATCAAACGGAGCAGACCGAAGTCACCGCCGCCGCCGTCTTCCACATCTTCCCGATATTGCGTGTACACACTTCCCGTCACGTTGATTACCTTCTGTGCCATTGGCAGGCCTTTCAACTGCAAAGGGGCCTGGTCATACACCGCCCGGAGGATGTCGAAGCCGTCGCCAGCACCCAGCGGCGCACCTGTGCCCGTCTGTGTGCGCGGGATAAGGTCATCTGCAACCAGTTTCGGATAATGCACTGTCCAAAGACCATCCAAAAGGTCATAGTTCGGATCAGCGGAGGCCGTGTTGCCGAAGTAAGCCAGGCGCACCGTGTCAAGACGGATGGCCTCAATGGCGCGGCGGGTAAGGATTTGCTGGATAAGCGTCCCGGTGAGGTCGGGAAGGCGAACGCCCGCTTTGAGCAGTTCTTCAAAGACTGTGTCTTCGAACTCGTCCCAGCACATTTCCAGGTCAACCCGTGCCTTTTCAACTTCAATCGAACGGTCATAGATTTTGACTTCGCCAATCGGATTGAAACCGCATCCGGCATATTTGCGGACTACGTTTTCAAGTGCCTGGGCAAAAGCCATTTTCTTTTTTGTCACGACGTTGGGCATAACGCGGAACTGCGACGTGATTTCGTCGTCCAGGTACACGGGCTCCAGGAATAGTTCATTGGCCTCGTCACCTACAAAGTTCACGCTAAATTGCCCCATTTCTACTGATGGCATATCTCTTGTTTTTTTGAGTTAAGAAAGGGTGTAAGCGACGGAGGCGGAACTGTTCCCGTAGATTGCCGCCGTGCCAATAGTAAATTCAAAATGCACTTTCGTAGCACCTGAATTATTGGAGGTCTGGAACAGTACCGTCCAATCGTCATTCGGGTTAAGGCCGGAAGTGTTGACGTTGAGGGCTGCAGTTGCTGCGCTGGATTGAAATCCGGTGCTGTATGCTTCATTGCCGCTCTTGTCCTTTACATAGAACTTGACGTAATCCGTTGCTGTCGTTGCGCCCGTAGAAGGCGTAAAACGGATTTGATCGCCGCCCGTGCTAACTGCCCAAGTAAAGGCAACGCTATGGCGGTCGTGTAGGGTGTCGACGCCGTAAAGTTGAACCGCGTTCGGTTCGTTGGCGTATGGGTTTGTTTCGGACAGGTTGTTTTTACCAATATAGGTATTGTCCTGATCCCAGCCGTTTACATTTGCTGTTGCCATTATCTGGTTCCAATTTTGCGTTTAACAAATTCTGCAAAGCTCGAATAAGACGCATCCCGCGCCGTTTCCACCTGCTTTGCCGCTTTTCCTTCCTCTGTGCTTCCGCCGGATGGCGTAGCCTTTTGCGCCGTCACCTGTGCGCGGAGAGCTTTAACTTCCTGTGCCAGTGCCTGCATCAGGGCGACTGCCTCGGCATCTTCCTGTGGCTGCGCCTGCTGTACGCTAAAGCCGTTTTCTTCAAGCAGCTTCCGCGCTGCTTCGAGCGGATCAACCGCCGGGGCCGGAGCCGCCGGAGGTGTTTCCTGGGCAACGGGCGCGGGGCTTTGTACCGCCTCGGGTTCCTGTGCGCCGTTGAGCAGGGCTTTGATTTGATCTACAATAGTCATTTCTTCTGTTTTGTTAATTAAATCTTTTGGTACGTTTTGAAACTTTGCAAGGGCTTGAAACCCCTGCGCCGCCTGCGGTATCTGCTCGGCTCCTATCACTTCGTCAATGAAACCAAGCTCCAGGGCTTCCCGCGCCGTGAACCAGGTTTCATCCTGCATGAATTGCCAAACTTTTTCCCGCGTGCCTTCGCCTCCTTTGCCCCGGCTTTCAATCGCTTCAACGTAGATGTCAAGTAGGTTTTCATCCATGTTTTCAAGCGTTGCCGCTGTGCGCTTCATTTCATCCGCGTTGCCCATCATTGCGCCATAAGGGCGGTGTATCATCAGATAGGCATTGTCCGCCATCTTGACTTTCTTTCCGGAAAGCAGGATAATGGAAGCGATGGAGGCCACAAAGCCCACCCCGACCGTAGTAAGGTCGCCGGGATAGGCGCGTAGCAGGTTACGAATGCCGAGGCCTTCGGTGACGCTTCCGCCGGGGCTATGAATGCGGACGGTCAAGGCCTGCGAGGCGTTGAGTTTGGAAAGTTCGTAGGCGAGCGTCGGTACGCCGTAGCCCCACCAGTCATCTATTTCGTCGAAGATGTCCAGTGTGACCTCCGGCGCGGTCATTGCGCTGAACCGATACCGTTTTTCGGCTTGATGTGGGATACCTTTTTCCATGCGCACAAAGGTATGTACATGGCAAAATTATTGTTGGCCAGTTTGGCAACTGCCTACCGTTTCTCCGGGCTATACCTGAAAGGCCTGTTTAGCATCCGGCGCACCGTGCGCTCAGATATGCCAGTTTCCGCGCTTATGTCCATGTGCGCCTCCTGGGCATTTGCGTTACGGTACAAAGCGCGGGGATACAGTTCCATGACCATGTAATGCGCAACGGTGCGCGGGGCGATAACGCCGGACGCAATGCAGTAGCGTAACAACCCCTGTGGCGTTGCGACTTCGTTATGCCGGGCGCAATAGTAACGGTATTTCCGTTCTACGATGTCGGCAAAATCAGCGCAAAGGCCATCTTGAAGTTCATCTTCTATTTGCCCGCGTTCTGCCATATATTCGCGTATTGCCGCATTTTACCAATCACTTTAGTTCTGCATCCGGCGCAATTCGGGTCTTCCGGCTCGCCCTTCGGTGCAACATAGCGATTGTAGACTGTGAACAAAAATTCCAAGTCCTGCCTGTCGTATGCCAAGCGTCCGGCATTGCGCTCCAAGGCCGTGATGCAGTCCGGGCGGACTTCCGCCGGGATGCTTTGTGCGCCATGGTGCAAGGGGTGCATTATACTGTTCATGTTTAAAGTGTTGCTTTTATTTGTATAGTTTCTGCTTCCTGAATATCCCTGACAATGTCCTCCGTCACCACGAATGCCCTAAGCCTATCCAGGCGGGCGTTAATTGCGTCGGTTTTCCTGTCCAATGCCTGAACCATGCCGCTAAGATCGCTGCCCATTGCTGGCAACCGGGGCGCGGTAATTGGTGCGCCAACGGGTCCACCGTCACGGAAACCTGGCACGCCAATAGACCGGAACGTCCGCGCACCGCCTAACGCCGCTTGTTGCCTTTCGTTCAGCACCACCTCCCCGCGCTTAACCGTTGCTAGTACGTTGTCGCCATTGCTGCGCGTTGGCATATTCTGCCTGTCTGTTACCTTGCGACCGCTAATGCCGACCACGCCGCCAGTTGCAAGGGGCTGCGCCGCTATTGTTGCGGTTTGCGCTGCTGCAAATACACCAGTAGCAATTGCGGACGGTATTGTAAAAGGCGGGCCTGGAGGAACAGCCAAAGCGCGTGTAACTGCTAACGCGCCCTGAATAATGCTTTGGATTATAGCTAACGCCTTTTCCTGCTTTGCCCTCTTTTTTTGTGCTGCCTCTGCTTCTGCCTGTTGCTTTACAAGTACTGCCTGTTGCGCCGCAACCTGCTGTTGGAGTAGCCTCTGCCGTATTCCGCTGGCTTCCTGTGCACGCAATTGCAAAGCCTCTATATTTGCGCTGGTCTTTGCTATGCGTTCATCAAATTCGCGCTGCTCCAGCTCTGCTCGCCGCGCTCCGAATGCGCTAAGTAGCTGGAAGGCCGTTGTAGTATATTGCTCAACCTGGCTTATCCTCTCAACCTTTCTTTGTTGTTCCTCCTCTGCCTCCTGTTTTAGCTCCGCGGCCCTGCTAACCGTTCGTTTTTTTATTTCTGTCAATACGGTATCGGTCACTTTCTTTTCCAGGCTTACCTGCGTAGCAACCGCCACCTGCCCGATCTGCTGTAAATCGTTAAGCCGTGCAAGTTCTGCCTTACGGCTTTGCTCCAGGCGGGCGCGGTTCTGAGCCGCAACGGCCTTTTCCAGTTCGGCCTCCGTCTTTGCCAACTGCTCAAACAGTCGTTTCTGTGCATCGCTTCCGGCAACTGCGCCGCTGATGGCCTTTTCCAATTCCCCTTTGCGCTTTTGAATAGCGGCTACGCTTCCTTCGATGAATTTTTCCCCAACGGCTTTGCCTGCATTGCCAGCACCGGGAATAGCACCGCGCAAAGTCTTTTCTATCGTTTTGATTTCGGCATCAATGGCCTTAAATTCAGCGCTGCCTATAATCGCTTGTGCCCGCTTTTGCCTGAGTTCGTTTAAGCGTTGCTGCAAACCCGCCTCGGTCTTTAATAGCCTGTCAGCCGCCTCCTTGCGCGCCTTTTCATCCTCGGCCTGTGCTTTTTCGTTGTCTTCCCGGATACCTTTGCGGGCGTCTGCTGATGCTTTTCGGGCGGCTTTAAAGGGGTTTGCAAGTTCCCCGACTAAATTAAAGCTGGCTAAGTTGGCAACCGAACTACCTAATGTCTTAAAAAATGCGGTAACGCCCGCCGTGCTTTGCGGCAATTCGTCAAAAAACCGGATTGCTTGTTTTGCAGCTTCGTTTAAAAATATCTTAAACTTATTGTTTAGGATGGTGATTTCGTTCCCTGCATTCACCAACTCCTTTGCCAGTGCTGCCTGGCTTTGCGCTAATTCTTCGTTGCTAATAAATAACTCCTGCTGCTGGCTTTGGTATTGGTTCGTGCTTTTTGTCACGTCCTGCAATTCGCCGTCAATGTCGCCAAGCAGTTGGAGGAAACGGAGGCCTGCGTCCTCGCCGGGTCCGCCGAACGTGTCGGCAATGACCCGCTGTGTCTGCTCGGCGGTCAGGCCTGTATCCTGTAAACCTTTCCCGACGCGCTGCAAGGCTTGCACGGTGGTGATACTGCCATTATTTAACCCTGCAAATAACTCTGTTGTAAATTTTTCCCCGAACGCATTAGTTAAGGCGTCCCGCGTGGCCTTGGTTTGCTCCCGGATCCGTAGGCCAAATTCTTTTACAGCGTCTATACCTTTGTCACTGTATATGCCCTCCTGCTGTGCGCGGATAAGAATGTCTAAAAATTGTTGGGCATTGCCGCCCGCTGCCGCGAATTGCGCGGGGTATTCGCGTAACTGATCCAGGAAGTCACCCTGCGCATCCGCGCCCTTTCTGAACCCAGCTTCAATCAATGCCAGCGCATCGGGCAGGCCTACGCCAAATTCCTTTGTCAGCGTGTTGGCGGCGTTGGCTATTTCCCGGCTCTCCTGTTGATACGTCCGGCTTATGGCCACAATCGTACCGCTGCTATCTTCCAGGGCTTCCTGGGTTAGTTGCTGTGTTGTAGCAATCTGCTTTTGTACTTCGTTAAATTCCTTTGCTGTTTCTATGCTTGCATTTAACGCCGCGCTGACTTCCTGGAATACGGTAACGGCAACAAGTAAAACGCCCAGTGCCTTGTTGAATCCTCCCGCCGCGCCCTGTGCAAATTGCAAAGCCCCGCCGATTTGTCCGATACTACCGGACAGTTTAGGAAAGAACTGTGACAACGCTTCGGTATATCCGCCAACGTTGCGTTGGTATTGCCCCACACTTGCGTCAATGGCCTTTAAGCGGCGATCAAGCAGGGTAATTTCGCTTATTAGCTTTTGCGCCTCCTCCGTGCTTTCCTGCTCTGCCGCTGCAAGGTCTTTGTAACGGCGCCGGGCGTCGTTGAGCTGCTTGGATAGCCTGGAATAGCTGCCATCCACGGCGTCGGTGGCCTGAAGTTCCTGCCGCCTTGCTTTGACCTGTTCCCGGATTTCGGCGTTTACTTCCTGCTGCCTTGCTTTAAGGTCAACCAGCTTTTTTTCCAGCTCCTCAATCGCTTTGGTATCGCTGGCTTTCTTTAGCTCCTTTTGAATTTCTGCGATTGCCCGGCGTAGTTCCTCGGCTGTGTTGACCGCCGTATCCGTGCCCTGTATTTGTATGGTAAAACCCAGTACCTTGTTAGCCATTTTACAACGTTTCGTGTACGGTGATGTAATAATTTGACCCGGCAAAGTGCGTGTTTGCATCTACCGTGATAGTTAGGCCTGCTATTGTCCATTCAAGTTCCGGGAATAAGATTTTGCCGTTATGGTTGACAACTATCGCAATGTACGGGTCAGGCAGCCCCACCACGCCAGAGGCCGCCGGGAGGTCAATCGTGTTCACCTGGTGATCTAGCAGCTGCATCCGGTAGCGCACGACCTGCGTTCCCTGTGTGCCCCCGCCAATTACCCCGGTGATGCTTCCCAATGTGGTCAGTCCGCCGGGCGTTGCGCCCTCCAGCAGCACAGGACCGGATACCTTTGCGGCGTCCGTGACGGACGGCAGCACGTCCAGCAGTAATTCCGTGCGCGTTGGCGACTGTGTGAGCGGTGCATATCCGTCTATTTTTTCAAGTAAAAAGCGGTCGGAATTGATTTCAATAAGTCGCCTGAATGAAAGTTCCGATATATCGCCCTCGTTCCAATCTGCAAAAACAACGTATTTGCGCCCTTCCTCCCACCGCCTAAGCTGGTGCAAGTGCAATGACTTGAACAACCCGCGCACCGTGCCCCCGTAGTTCGTCACCTCGTCGGCAAAAGACAAAGACCAATCCGCCGCGCTGGGATCGTTGTAATTCACTTGCCAGGCCGCCGGAAGTGCCAGGGCGTTTGTTGCGCTGGTTGACGGGTCATAAATGCGGATATAGCCGTCAATGCCGGAACGCCGCCCGGCAAAGTATAGCAACTTCGGATTTAGTGTATAGTCAGGCTCTGCGTCCGGCTCCTTGTTGTAGTCTTTGCCCCATATAAGCGGGATTTGAACAGCAAGGCCGCCTGAGCTTATCGCGGCTTCGTTTAGGTGTATCGTTTTAGCAAAGACGGAAGTATAAAGCCATGAAGCACCCGCCGGAAAACGGTCGTTAGGGAACCTATACCGGGCACTATACAGGCTTCCGGCTGTGCGTAATTCCAAAGTTCGGGTCGTTTCATCACCCGTGCCCCATGCTAAAACATAGTCTTGCACTTTGTCGCTGAGCAGTTCCATTTCCCCGCCCCGGCTAAGATCAATCCGCCCGTTTAGCGCGGTGGTAGGGGATTTCAAATAAAAGCCGTCCCGCGTGGTCACGGTTGCCGCCCCGTCGCCATTTGCCCGGTATGCGACGGTGAAGCGGTCGCGAGGCCGGGCGGTGATGGTCTGGCTAAGCACGTCGGTTTCCCATGCGAGGTTAAAGATTTGCGTAATATCTTTGATAAAGTCTTTGACCAACCATGTACCGGGAATGATGTACTTGTATTCCAGTTGCTCCCCAAATTCCCATTTTTCTTTTTCGGCTTCTATGATAAGTTGCAAATCCTGCATCAATATTACATCCGGGCTGCCTATGTCCTGCGCCGTCCAAAGGATTTTGACCACGTCCCCCGCGACCAGGTTGCCTATGTATTCCAGTTCAATGATCCCGGCGTTTTCTATGAATTGCCCGGCAACGGCGGAGCCGTTAACCATGATGTTTATACTGTCGTTGTTCGGATCGTAGTTAAACGGCTGCACAAAGCTAAAGCGGATGGAATACAGGGCACTGAGCGGCGCGGTATATTCCCCGGTGCTGGTGTTGTAGTTGCCGCCGCCGTCAAAGTTCGGCTCCGTGCTGTCGTCCGTCATTACAATATCAAATTCCTCATACCCGCCCGTCTTGGTCGCTGTGAAGCTGTCGCGGGATGCACGGACGTTGACAAAGTTTTTCAGGTAGTCACCGTCAACCGATAACGGAACGGGAACACAAAGCCGGGTAAAGGGATCATCGTCAAAGACACTTTGGAACTTATAGCCTATGCTTTGAAAGGCTTTGATTAGGATTTGCCGCAAAAACAAGGCCGGGGTAAGCTCAGTGTAATTGACCCGGTTATCCGCTTCCCACTTCTTCCACTTGACCACGATAAAGCACCCCTGGCTTAACAAAGGATCGCTATCCGTTTGCGCCTGATAGTTTGCCGCGCTCAAAGTAAAGTTATCCCACGGCAAATCACGCACCAATAGCCCGCCTATCTGCTGAAACCAGTCGGCATTGTTGCCAACAAAACTTACTTCGTAGTTCGCTGCCTTAAACCCGTGCCCCGTGCCGCTCAACCGCGCTTTGGTGAGCTGTGCTTTGCCTGCCAGGATAGGCACGCCGTTGACCTCGGCGCGGGCGGGCAATAGCTTGTTTGCGGTCGTCACGACGGCGGGAGCTTGGTCTATGTTTTGATAAATCTTGTGATTAATCTTTGTACCGGGAAGGATAAGGGAACGCTTCGCGTATGCGCCGCCAACGCCGCCGGGCGTTGCGCTGTCCACGGAATAGGTAAAGGATATGCGTTGTGTATCCTGCAATACCTCCGCCTCTTGGTTGTTTATCCAAAGTTTCAATTCCCGCCTCATAATTCCTGGCTTCTTTCGCGGTCAGCAATCAAAGTCACTTCAAATTCCGTCAAGGCCTCCCGGCTTTGTTCGTAGGTTGCATTTCCTGCCAGCGTTACCACGGCCTTGTATTTGCCGTTAACATCCAGGTACACCTCCGGGCTTTTGCGCAATGTGCGAAGCCAATCACCTTGTTCCGTCGGTATGCTTTCCCGGATTTCAATTTGCAGTTCCCCTTCGTTTTCCGTCTTGACCATGCCCCGGGCGTGCGCCGGGGCTGCGGGGCTGAGTGCGACGTTCCAAAGCGGCGCAAGTTCCCCGACCGTGCCGCCGTCAATTTGCTTTCGTGTTATTTGTCCCTGGAAGGTGTATTGTTCGCACCCGCCCAAAGTGCCCATCCAGTACACGCGTTGCGCCCATCCGCACCGGGGCACAACATCCAGGCGGCGAAGTTCGCTTTGTCGCGTGTAGCTTCCGCCCGACCATGTGCCCGCGCTGTATGTGTAATAGGCTATGTTCACAAAGCTGGTAGGCAGTGCGCCGTTGAGCACGACGACCGTTCCCGTTCCAGTGAGGTTTGCCGGACCTACACTCAGACTGTTTACCCGCTCATCGTTAACGCTATCCCCGGTCGCGATTACCGTGCTGCCTACCTGTGTGCCCGCCCTATTGTAGTACAATAGTTGCGCGGCGTTTGTCGCACGGCCTAACCAGGATACAAAAAAACTCTCCGTTGTGCCTACCTGCTGCGTCGCTGGTCCGGTGGTCAGAAACTTGAAATCACCGCCCGCGCTGGGTGCATAGTACGCATCCATGGATATCGAAGCCAGTCCGCGAATGGCCGGGAGGGCGTAAAGGGTATCGGAGGTTTCGGAGGAGGCGGAAACGGTTTGCAGATATCCATCAGTGCCCCGTACCTCCAAAGTAGTCACAATATTGTATTCTGTGAAAACATCTGAGCTGTAATACAATTCTTTTACGCCTAAATTGCCGAAAATCGTTGTTTTTTGATAGGTGTACGGGGCTAAGTTCCGGGCAACGACGCTTTGTGCGTCAATGTCAAACAGGAAATCCGCGCCGCTAGAAAACCAGGGCTTGCGGAATGTTGCCCGCTTTGTGCCCCAGGTGTACACGTCGCAAATCAAGTACTCGGCCTCTGCGGTCGTCGTTCGGCTGTTTCGAAACACCAGGGGCAACGAAGCGGCGGAAATGCGGGCGGGTTGATACAGGTAGCTCATCGGTTAAGGAGTTGTGTTAACGGGGTAAAGAAAAGGGCGTCAAAACTTTCGTTCACGGCTGCCAGGATCAAGGCCTCAAACAATGCTTCCTTATCTTCCAGGGCTTCCTGAATAAAACCCGTGCGCTTCCCGGTCTGGCTATACCTGGCACTTGCTTTGGTCGGCATTCCCTCCCGCTTGTGCTTCGAGGCAATGGCGAAGGCAATACTTTTGGCCTCCCGGTCGCTTGCCGCTCCCATGCGAAGTTTTGCGTATCGGATTAAGCCGTCAATGTACTTACTGTTGCGCGCCCCGCTGCCTGGGCTGTATGGAATCCGGTTTGCAGGAACGCCAGTGTTTAGGTGCGCCATGTAGTCAAGTACATAGCCTTCGATAACGTAGCCTTGCGCGGTTTGCGTTATACGGGTCTCCAGCTCTTGCACCGCCTTTCCGGTCAGCTCATGCCCTTGCGCTTTCCAGGCAATTGCGACGGCTTCCAATGCCAGTTTTGCGATTTGTTGTACTATACTGTCCATATCGCACGAATGAATATTACTTTGCCCGTATGGGTTAAATCAATGGTCACGCTGTTTGCGCTCACCGTGCATCCGGTGTTGAGCCGTGCGCCGTTTGCAAATACATCCAACTGCCAGGCCGTTGTCAGGTCTAAGTTGTTGGCCGTCCAGGATAGCGTAAGGCCGTCGGGCATTAGTGCCGGGTATGTTTGTTCGCCCTTTATCCAGGTGCTGCCTGCGGTGTCCTGTGGTGGCCATGGAATGCCGGATGGTATTGCGTCCGGGAAATTAAGCGTTGCGCCGCAACTGGTATTCGTTGCCATTTGAAAGTTAATAACTACGCTAATCAATCTTTGTTGCGCTGCAAAGCTATCCAAGGTCATAGATACGTTGCCTATGATCGCAACGCCGTCCGGGCGCAATGCTGCCAAGGAACTGCGCAATGTTTTCAGCCAGGCGGTCGCAATGTTCATCAGGTCACGCCACTTTTCCAACTGCGTTGCCTCGTCCACTGTCCCGTCTTCATTGTAGCCCAACAAATCATCAAAAAACAACTGTACTTCGTAAGTGTCTTTGTGGTTTGTCATATCCTGGCTAATCGTAGGCACTGCGAACAGCACGCGCGGATACATGGTCATTCCCGCGCCGAGGTCGCGCTGTGCGTCCGTTGCGCGGGGGCGGAGGCGGTCGGAAGGCCAGCCGAACCAGTAGGAGGAAAGGCCGGGCGTTGATGCGCTAACGGCGTCGAACAGGTTGGATATTTGTATTATGGTCATCTGCTAAATTATCTTCTGCGGATTTTGCTGCAAGGTACATAAACGCTTCGTACAGGTTGGCCATCTCCGCACTTTTCAGCGGCGTGGCGTCCGGGCGGTTGAATATCCCGGCCTCTGCCAGGCGTTTTAAGGTCAAATACCATCCGTAGTTCTGAATTAGTTCACCGCTGCCTTTGCGCGTTGGACGGCCAGCAGGGCGGTAGAGGTCAGGAAACCGCTCGCGAATTGTTCGCTTTGTTTCATCAAAAAAAAAGCAATCTCCAGGCCTTGTTTAAGCGTCAAGGCCTTAAAGGTCTCCCGGTTGCGCTGATACACTGCATCGCTGTACGCTTCCCCGGCCTTCCTGAGCAGCACGGCGCAAACGTCTATCAGGCTAAGTAAGTGCCCGTTCTTTAGCCGCTCGGCGTTGGCCTGGAACTGTGCCGCCTCGGCGAACTCAATCACCGTTGCGTTTGCCATGTGCTTTTCAGGTAGTTCATAGGCATCGCCATTGACCATATAGACCTGTTTATATTCATAACTTGCACCGGGCGCAATGGCCATGCTAATTTTTCCGAACAGGAACTCCAGCGTCTTGACTTCCATCCCCTGCCCTTCTTTGCCCACAATCTTTGCATAGGGCACGCGGGTAAAGTGTGCGACTGCGGAGGCCATGTAAGGTATCATTTTGGAAGCGTACCATAGCTCGTTCATAGTGTCCAGGGCGTTGTCTATATCCGTGCGTGCCTTTTCGTATTCCAGTAGCAACTGCGGGAGGATTTGCCGGGCTTTCTTTGTCGCCCCTTGCCCGCTTAGCCATTTGCCAAGCGCGGCGGCAATATCCTCAATGTCGCTATGTGCGTCAAGGCCTGCCTTCTGCATCCAAGGCCGGAGTTCCGGTTCCAGCGTTTCCAGGCGTCCATGTGCGGCGCGTAAAGCCGGGATTTCCGGCGGCTCCTGCGGCGCAATGTGTTCAAGGAAATGCAAGTAATCACCGAGCAGTATATCATTGTTCGTTTCGGGGTACGTGTACTTTGTCTTATCCCCTGCTAATGTAAATACCGTCATTTGCGCCGTGCTTTAACGGGCTTTTCCGGTCCCGTTGTTGGCGTTGAATTATCTGCAAGCACTGTTCCCGCCTCCGGTGCTTCTATGCTTTCCTGGGGCACGTATTGCGGTTGTGCGGCCTTGCTTTGCCGGGATGGTATATCCTGGCGTGGGGCGCCAAGTATGCGGGCGGCTTTGTCAATGTGCTTGTAAGCAAGCAGCAGCGCGCGGCGGTTTTTTTGCCGTTCACCTGAGCGGAGGGCGGCAAATAGTTCCGTGCGAAGTTCGATTAGTTTGTTCTGCATATATTTTTATTTTAAACCCATGCTAATGTATCGTTGCCCCATGCAAGGCGGGCGAAGGCATAGCGGCTCGCGTCGCATCCGTGATTGTGCGCATCGACCGGGGTTGAGCTTTTCTTATCGTTCCATACGTATTGGTTCAATTCCCGCTTGATGTTGTGGCTATCCTGCGTGACTATTATCTGATAATCCTGCATTTTCTTAATACCGTCAATGACGCTATCCGGCCCCTTGTCCGCTTTGTGGATATTGACCTGAGCGGAGGCAATGGCGGCAATGAGGCGCGGTTCGCTGGTGTCGGCAATGACCATGCTTTCCGTGCCCGCTATGCGCTTTACCATGCGCACGGTGTCGTCCGTGCTAAGTTCGGTGGCGTAAATTTCCTCTTTCAGGTATATCCGCTTTGCGGCGCTATCAACGGCGACTTTGACCATTGCAAGCGGGTCAGGCCAATAGCCAAAGTCAAGGCCGAAGGCGTAGGGTAGGGACTCGTCAAATTCGCCCTCCTTCCAGTTTGTGAAAATCGCACCTTCCGCCCGCTCCTGCCATTTACCAAGGAATAGGTGTTCGTACTTCGCCCGATTGCTTTCCCGTAGTGACAGGATTTTATTAAAGTACTGCTTTGGTATGTTTTCCAGATTGTTCAGGTACGTCGTGTGGATATGTAGCACCTCTGGGTGTCGGCTTATCGGGATTTGCGCCCCGTCAATGTTCTTGTATTCGGTATAGCCTTCAAACCACTTTTGCCAAAGAAAGTGCCCGGTGTCCTGCGGGTTCATTATCAAAGTCACCCGGTTGGGCGCATCTGATGAGCGCACGCTAAAGTCAATGGTATCGAATGCCGCTTCGTCCCGGAACTCCTCGGCCTCGTCCACCACGAACCGGGAAAGACCGGGGATAGATTTTAGCTTTGCGGTTTGGTTGCCGCTACTGGTCTTAATCCCGGCAAAGATGATACTATTACCAGTGCCTAAGTGCTTAATGATGTTCTTTGCCTGGCTAAAGCGCCGGGCAATGCCTGCAAGATCCAGTTTTTCCTGAAATTCCGGGATGATGGATATTTCGGCAGATGAAAGGGTGTAGCGCGTGAAAAGTGTTTTATGTGGTGCGCTTTGCGTTAGGGCGTGCGCCTCGGCCAAAGCGACGCTAAAGGATTTAGCGGAGTTCCGGCCTCCGGTCAGCAGGATGTATCGTTGTTTGGTTTCCTGGAACAGCGGTTTATATTTCGCTTTGATGTTCAAAATACGCTTCGTCTTTGCTATCGTCAACAAACCGGATTACCGTCTCGACCGGACCGCCCTCTGCACCAGTGACCTCCGTGCGCTGCTTTGGCATCCCGTATGCCCGGTTAAGAAGAATTTCAGCGGCGCGGAGATTGCCCTTTGCGGCTTCCTGCCTTAGCTTTTTCAGGATGGCCTCGGCTGCGGTCATGCCGTCCTTTTCTTCGCCCAACACGTCGGCTAAAAGGCTATCAAGTGCGGGGAGTTTGCGCGGGCGGCCTTTTCTATTGATGCGCTCCGGGTGCGTATCAAAACCGTCGCCACGCTTTAAATTATCTAATTTATTTTGTTTAGCCATCGGCTGTTATTCGGTTGTTTATTCTATTTCAAAATTGATAATAACTAACCCCGCCAATCGATTTGTTTTCTAATTTCTTCTTCTTCCGGCTCAAAGTAATGAAAAGCCGAAGCCGCCGCCCAGTCTAATCGCGATGCCGTTGTCATCATTTGATTCGAAAACGCTTGTGTATTGCCACTTAATAAAACACTATTAATTGGTATTTCCTCCGGCTCCTGATACGCCTGCTCCAGGACTTTGGGCACGGCAACCAATGCCGCCAGCTTCGCAAAGAAGCCTCGGCGGCCTTTGTCCGGTTTTCCACTAAACAGGCCAGAGGGTACTAAGTCTTTTTCGTTCATAGTTCCAGGTTTTGCAGCACCTTTAACCGTGCTTCGTTCAAAGTACAAAGATGCAGGTTTTTTTCCACCCATGCACGGGCGTCTGCAATGCGCTTAACCCGGTCAACTTTGCCCGCTTTGATTTCATTAAGGATTTCGCCAAAGTCGCTTTGGCTTTTGTAGGTCAATAAGCCGGGGATGTCAAATTCCGGGAACCCTGCTGGCACAATGGGCAATGCGCCCGCCCAAAGGCATTCCAGGGCAAATATGTTGCTTTTACACCGATTAAATTCATCGTGGACAAGCGGGAAGAAACCGTAATGCGGTTTTGATTCCCGCATGAGCTTAAAATAGTTAAACAAGGTCTGCCATTCAACAAACTGTGCGTTTTCTTTTGGTATGTCAAAGGCCATCCAGGTCGGCAATCCACAAAACACCGTCGTAAAGGCCGGGTCTTTTAGCATAATCCGCAACGCCGCCTTTATTGTATGCAGGTCTGCCATGTGCGTTGCGCTTCCCCGCCATAGCATCCTAATTGGCTTTGTCACCGCTTCCACCTCTTGCATAGGATGATCATCCGGGTTCCAGGCATTGCGCACCATCGTTATTTTTTGCGGTGGCAAATAGTTGGAATAGTATCTTAACAGGGTAGGGGTAGAAACAAAAAGATGGTCGCAGTAGTCCAGGGCGGTGGTGATGGTGTCCCGTACCTTTTCAAAGTGGTGCGCCGCTGGGTTGCTGTCTGGGATAGCGTGGAGTAGGTCGTCAATATCGAACAGGATTTTTTTGCCCATGCGCTTCGCCTCCTGGATATAGCCTAAAAGCTGGTTGCCGTTCGGGCGTTGGAACATAACCGCGTCGGCCTGGTAAATGTCAAACCATAAAACAGCTTCCGGGCTTTTTACGTCCAGGGTCAGCACGTCCGGGCGGTCTTTTGCAAGGCGGGTGAATGGTCCGACCGTTCTGTAATAGTCGGTTCCGGGACTGGCAGGGTTGGATATGATAAGTAATTTCATGTTTTAGTTTATGCGCTGAAAAATCCTATTGTGAACAACGTTTCCGATGTGCTGCCAGTTCCCCATGCCCGGCCACTTCCCGAACGGCGGGAGCAGCGTGTCGACCGCCCGCGAAACAGCGGGGTGTCCCGCGAAAAAGTGCTGAGGCAGTTTTAGCATATTGGCGCAATCGTCAATAACCATGTACCCGCCAATGGCGACCGTTTCCGCATATAGCCGAATGTCAAACCAGGCCTCTTCGTAACTATGCCCGCCGTCAATGTACAGAACGCTGAGGGCGTCTAATGGATCAAAATTCGCAAGGTATGGGTTCATACTTTGCGAAGGGTACTGATGTATCATAACGGGTTTTTGCACTATGCCCGTAAGGCCTGTAACAAAACCTATTAAATCCGTCACGTCGCGGGAATAGTCGCAGCTTCCATCGTATCCGTCCGCGCCGTTCATTGGGCTAAGGCCGATAATTTGCCGGAAACCAAGAAGCCGCCAAAGGGCTAAGATTTGGCCTTTGTGTACACCGATTTCCAGGGCGGGGCGGTCGTGTAATTGATTTGCGCGTAAATCGTCGTGGATCAGTTTCCACATCCAATAAAACGACCGCTCGCCAAAACCGTACCCGTTTTTTTCCACGTTGTCACGCAGTTGGCGCAATGGGTGAAAGGCGTTGACCCGCTCGGCAAAATGATTGTTTGTGTACGCGTGAAAGGCTTCGTCATCTTTCCAGGCTCCTGCAAATTCCTGAATGGTATCTATTCTCATGCGCCATATTTTTCGTAGGCCGTCATATCCGTGCCCCCGTTGCCGTGAAGGACAAAGGGGCGGGTTCCGGTCACCAGGTTAACAAATTGCCCGTCCTGCTCGCCAAACTCCCCGGGCGTATGGAATGCAACGGATTGGAATATTTCACAACCGCTATCCAGGGATAAATTATATTCATTGCTCAGAAACCTATGTGTGTGCCATAGTTGATCGTCGTCGCTAAACCGGATCGGATGTTCTTTAACCATGCGCAAAAATGTCTTTCGTGGCATTGTCCATTGCCCGGCGTTGACAAACCGCCATGGGCTTTGATAATCGGACGGGTATTGCGGTGCAAGGCTTGCATCAGGCCAACAATTCTTTTCCGCGCTTAAATACCCGTAATCGGTTGAAGTTATCCAAATATTACCTGGGTACTGCCTAATAAAGATACTATCGTACCCGTCTATGTAGAAAATTATGTCCGCTTCGCTTTGCCGGGCATGGTCTGCCACTGCGTGTACCTTTGTCCCCCACCCCCTCCATGTCGCGGTGATTACGGTAAGCGGCCAGCCGTGACGGTCTGCGCTGCGCTTTAAGCGGTCAAGGCCGGGATGGTGTCCGGCGGATGCGATGGTCAATATTTCGATTGTTGGCGCGGTCATTGCAATGTGTTTACAAACGGGTTGTAATAAATAGGCCGCTCCCAGGTCTTGTATTGCCGTACTATGTGTTCATAAGCCTGGAAATCTTTGTTTGCCTCGGCCTCTTTCCACTTTTGGTAAGGCTTATCCCCTGGGTCTATGTGGTCTATTTCGATATGTGGCAGAAATACGTTGATGAAACCGGCCAGGTGACAACGCACGGCGGCAAGGGCGTCGTCATAGCCGTATAGGCGGGGCTGGAATAGGTAGCCAATCCGGTCTAACAAGGCACTGGAATACATTTGACAGGTTCCCATAACGTGATTGACTTTTTCTCCGATTATCCACCGCTGACCGAGTTCATGCGGCAAAAGGTATAATTCGGATTTATACCAGTCCGTTCGGTCGGGGCGTTCTATGCAGTCTTTGCGCTTTAGGCCGCATATACCAATACGCGGGTCGCGCTCTATTGCCTCCTCCAATTCATCCACCCACCCGGCGCGGTAAAATTCCACGTCGTTGTCCATTTTCACGGCGTGTTCGCCCGGCTGTCGGTGCTTCCAGGCCAGGTTAATGGCCTCGGCTGTGCCCAAATTGACCGGAGAGGTGATAAGGTTGATGGAATTAGGGAATTTATCCAAAAAAGCCTTTGTTTCCTGGCAACTTCCGTTATCTATTACAAAAATCCGGTGACGGTTTAGGTCAACGGTTTGGATTAGGCTTGCAAGCGTGCGCTGGGTGTATTGCGTCCGCTCGTTTTCCACGGTGTCATAAACTGCCATTGCGATTAGTGCCATACAAAATAATTTAGTGCAAAAATACTGTTTTTCTATCAATAAATTCCTGTATTCAGGTAACTTTCAACGATTTGCGCAAATTGTTCCACCGTCCGGGGCACGGCATACCCATACCCCACCCCCACCGCGTCCGCTTCAAACTCCCGCTGCTCCGTGCTTTGCCGCCCGGTTTCCGTTTTCATTTCGATAAACAGCCCGGCCAATTCGCCGGATGGCACTGCCAAAAACAGGTCAGCGACGCCCGGCCTGGCCCCCTCGGCCTCCAGGCGTTTCCAGGCCTTTGCACGTTGAAGTGGCGTTCCTGCCAGCTTTGCGCCGTTGGGGATGGCGAAGAGCAGGCCAGCGTACTTAGGCCATTTCATGCGGAAGAGGCGGACGCATGCGGTTTGGAGGTCGTGTTCACGGTGCTTCATTCTGATCCTCGTTCCCAGTATTTTAAATCAACAAAACTACCTTTTCTATCAAGCAAGCCCATTCTTGAACTTTTTAACTTATTACAAAATCCAATTCCAGGCCTTGTTGCTAAATAGTGTTTTTCGCATACGTTGAAAATTATTTGCCCCATTATGCTTTTATGGTAATTGGTCGCAACTTTGCCGCATATGCAGCAAATCTTTTCGTTTTGTTCTGCCATTTTACTTGATTTTTTCTATTATCACCACACGCCCTTTATGGTGCTTCAAGAACTTATAATCCTTCCACCCGGCGGCGGCTGCCTGCTGCATTGCCTGCCCATACAGTTCGCGGATGTCGTGGCAATGTCTAATGTGGTCTGAGCTAACTTTTATCGTTTCCTTGGGCTGTTTCTTACGTGCCATATTGGTTGTTTTGGTCCGGGCTTCCGGTTGTTTTTGTAAATCGTTGGTTGATTGTTTTCTTCTATGATCTGAGCGGCGTTGTACACCTCGGCTTCCAGCTCTTTCGCCGTGTTGGCCTGGATTACGGCAATGATTTTGGCTTTAGAATCCCAGTTCTTCATGGTCGTTTGGTGTGTAGGTTGGAAATACGCCTATCGCCCGCTCGGCATAGTCGCGAAACTCCGCTGTGCTTGACTTAAACTTCATCCACAGTGTGCCCGTTGCCCCGTTGCGGTTCTTTGCGATAATCACCGCGCACGCCCCGCGCGTGTCCGTACCGTCCGCGTCCTCCATAATGTTGTAGTATTCAGGGCGGTACAGGAAGGCCACGCTGTACGCATCCTGCTCAATGCTGCCGGATTCCCGGAGGTCGCTAAGTTGCGGTTTTTTGTCCGCCCGGCTTTCCACGGCGCGGGAAAGTTGGGATAATGCGATTATGGGTATATTCAATTCCTTTGCAAGGGTCTTCAGTCCCCGGCTAATCGTGCTTATCTCCTGCTCCCGGTTGCCCCGCTCAGTGCCCGGCGCGCCGCTCATCAACTGAATGTAATCAACTATCAGCACTTGCATACCTTCCCGGCGCATTGCGCGGGCTTTTGCTTTAGCCTGGAAAATGCTTAAGCCCCCGCTATCATCTATCAGGATAGGCAGGTCTGCAACGCGCGTCACGGCATCTACATAGAACCTATAACGCACATCGTCCAGGCGCTTAGGGTTCATTACCTCTTGAAGGTCAATACCTCCGGCCTGGCTAATCAGGCGTTGCATAAGCTGTTCTTTGCTCATTTCCAAACTAAACATGCCCACTTGCACCCCCGCCGCTGCCATGCGCCGGGCGATGCTGACCACGAAGGCCGTTTTGCCCATTCCGGGCCGGCCTGCCACTATGTACACTTCGCCGGGCACAAGCCCCTGATAATAGTCGTCCAGGTCTAAAAAGCCCGTTGGCAGCCCCGGGATGGCTTTGCCGGAGCGGATGGCCTCGGCGTGCTTTAGCACTTCCATGGCTATGCGCTTAGCGTCTTGTGCGGTGCTTTGCACCAGCCCCGCGCTGAAGCTGTACATGGATTGTTCTGCCTGCTCCAGCAATTCCAGCGCGTCGGTCGTGGGGTCGTTGGCGGCGCGGATCAATTCCGCGCTGACCCGTGCGATTTCGCGCTGGATATGTGCCTGATAGACCAGGCGGGCATGGTATTCCAGGTTTGCGGCGGAGGCGACTTTGTCGGTAAGCTGGATAAGGAAGTAAGGGCCACCTATGGCGTCCAATTGCCCGGATTTCTTTAGCGCCGCTTGAACGGTCAGGATGTCCACAGGCTTATAATCTATGTGCAATGCCCGGGCGGCTTCGTACACATAGCGGTGGGCGGATAGGTAAAACGGGTTGGCGTCGCCGAACACGTCCAGGGCTACCTGGATGCTGTCTTTTTCGTTTAGGATAGCGCCTAAAATTGCCTCCTCCAGTTCCGGCCAGGAGGGCGGCGGGGCGCCAAAGACGAAGCTATTTAGTGCAGCTTCCTCTTGGTCAATTCGTTTGTTTCGTTTAGTGGTCATGTTTTTGCTTTAAGTTAAAGATTTTACTTCATGTTTTCAACTATAACGGCGATTTTAAGCAGGTTTTTCATCACCGCCCCAAGACCAGCCCGGTTGGCATATTGCGCCCCGTCGCATAGTTCTTCGATAAGGTGCTGCATCCATTGCGCGCGCGTAAGGTCGTCCCTGTCCATCGTGTGCCCATACTTTTCAAGTCCTTTGCGCTCGGAAGTGGCAATGTGGTTTTTGATATTGCGCTTTGCGCGTTCGCTGTCGTGCAGGCCTGGCAGTTCCGTGGCTTCAAGTGCGTTTAGAACGGTAAGGGTATTGGCGGCGGGTAGTTTTTTTGCGTAGGCCATTAGAACATTGTTTTTTGGTCATAATCAAGTGCCTTCATCCACACCTCCGCCGGGCACCAATCCGGTTTTGGGTTGGCGGTGTCCAGTGTGTAGTATGCCGTGTGCTTTATGCCGTTCACGTACACGCGGGCGGCGGGGAGGTGTTCCACAACCTCGAATTCGTAGGTAATTTTCTTCGTGTCCATAAAAGTGATATTTGGATAAGTGTTAAATAATACTGCGTCGGCTTCGTCCTGGTTCAGCGCGAAGACGGTGATGATACCGCCGCCCTCGCTGGATTGGTAGCGGAATGGGGTCATAGCTTTGGTAATTTAACGGTTACTGTTTCATTCTCTGCCTTCGCCCCGCCCCTCCCCTGCCTAAAGCCCGGCTCCCGATTTGCCCATGCCTTTAGCCCGGCAATGTGCTTCGCCAGCCAAAGCTGCACCTCCCCGGGGTCGGTGGGCACGGTCAGCGAAAACCAGTGCCCGCGCTGCTGCTGGTTGAGGAAGTATGCCTCGGCAAACTTGGATTCCGGAAGTTCAAGGCCGCGGGCGGCGGCGGCGGAAATTAATGTATCTTTTGCTGTTTTATAGGCGTCAAGGTTTTGGGCGGTTGTTAGAGGAGTTGGTAATTTTTCGTTACCAAGTTGCGCGGGCTTTTCCTCTATCTCTAAACTGTTTTTAATAACTGTATTAATATGTTCACTTTTTTGTGAAGGTTGCTTTAACGTTTTCGTGTGTTCTGCTTTCACGTTTTTGTGAAGGTTCTTATTATTTTCGTGAAGCATCGGAACTCGCAATCCCCTATTCCTTCCATCAAAAAATACCTGCTCAACATAACCGCGCTTTTTCAGGTCGCTAATCATGTTTGCGCACCTGCCAGCACTTACGCCAATGAATTTGCCTAAGTATTCATTGGAGGCAAAGCACCCCTTATCCGGGTCATTGTCCAAACTGTCAATCTCAACTAAAAGGCATTTTTCAGTGATGTTGGTGTCCGGGTCAAGCCAAAGGGCGGCTGAGATCCATACCCCTTTAAAATCTCGTTTCATGCTTAAAAAAATAAAGGGGATAGGCCACCACGCTCTATCCCCCATTCAGGATTATATCCTAAGGCGTACGTTAGGTGGTGGTCAAACGTGCGCCTTTTGCTCTACAAATATACAAAAATTAGTCAAATAAAGCTATTTGATTATCAATTTTAAATCTGCTTTTGCACTCTGCCAGGTTCAAAACCGCCTGTTTGTAATAGCTTTCCTTTAGCTCAATTCCTATCGCTTTGCGCCCCATACTGACCGGGCTGTAAACCTCGGATCCAACGCCCATAAATGGCGTAAAAACAACTTCCCCGGCATTGGTGTACAAATACACCAGGCGGTCAATTACATCAAGCTGCAAAGGGTGTACATGCTTTTCGTCATCATCTTCTTTGCTGTCTCTGAATGGCAAAACATTGTCACCGCGAATATCGTCCCAAACGCTGGAGGCATAGCGCTGCCAGGTTATATGAGATAATTTATTCTCCGCTGGATCGCCTTCAAATGCTTCCCACTTCCTTTTAAAGTACTCATACTTTCCGTACTGCTCTTCGTGCATTGGCAGAAAGGGTTGTGCGCCGAAATAATCAAACTCAGTTAGGCCTTTTGGGTGCGTTACAGGGACTTTGTTTTCCCCGCCCATGCGAAACACTAAAACATAATCAGGCAGCGCGGGCATGCACCGGGTTGAATCCTCAACTATGTTTTTGTGCGTAAGGCTTTGGACCATTGTCCTCATGCGCACTTCCAGGGGTTCCTTCCAGATAGTAATACGGTTGTTGTAAGTGAAACCGTGCTTTAAATGCAGCTTAATAATTTCATGCGGAAAGTCCCAAAGATTGTGCTTGGTGGTCTGCGTAATAACGTCTTGGCAATGCACGGCAATAATGCGACCGGGCTTAATTACTCGGGCTGTTTGTTCTATTAAAAATTCATAGTGCGTGAGAAAGTCCTCAAAACTTTCATTATTGCTCATATCTCTTTTGTCGCTGCTGTAAATGTAAAGTCCGGCAAAAGGAGGGGAATAAACAATAAAATCTATGCTATCATCAGGCAGTTCCTGAATTACATCAATACAATCGCCATTGTACAGCGAATAATTTTCTGCGTGAAGCTGATCTTTTACGTTTTTCATAAAAAAGATGGTTTTGAAATTGGTTTATCAAATGGTTTAACGCTTAAATCTATTTGTTGATTTACGGCCTTGTTAATGATCTCTGTAAATTCTTTTGCCTTTTGGGTCTTGTATAACAGCGTTTCAATTACCCGTTTTTGTCCGTCACTCACTACCAAATCAACGGTAACGGGCTTTGTTTGTCCAAACCGCCAAAACCTCCGCACGGCTTGATAATACTGTTCGTAACTCCAAGTTGGAAAATAAATGGTATGGTTGCAGTGTTGCCAGTTTAGGCCAAAGCTGGTTATCTTAGGCTTAGTAATAAGCCTCTGAATATTGCCCTCTGCAAAGTCTAATAAAATAGCCTCTTTACGCTCTAAAGGCATGCTGCCTTTTATCTGTACAGCCTCTTTGTCTATTTCATCAAGTAAATCGCCCTCGTCATTGAAATTACACCAGTACACGCATACCTCAGAAGCAAGCTCATAGGCCTTTTCAGCACGTTGCTTTGTAGTGCCTTGTTGCTCCTGCCTGACCTCCGTCATTGTCTTTGCAGCACGGTTAAACATCACTATCTGCCCATCAATAACCCAGTTGTTTACATTGTAAACTTCGTGTACTTGTTCCGTAAGTTCTGGTAGTGAATATTTGTCATCACTAAACCCAAAATCAGAAGGCTTTTTCATGTGGATGGACCAGGTAGTAAGCCAACTAAAAAAATAATCTTTTGCGTGTGGCTTCAAATACCATTTACTGCCAATGTCCTGCGGCCTGATGTTGTTCTCGTTATTCCTGAAAAACTTTTGCAGCATGTCCATGTAAGGTAAATAGCCCAACGCCTCGGAACTTGTTCCAAACTCTATGTAATCATTAGGAGCAGGGGTAGCTGTAAATAAAAACCTGTATTTAACTTTTTTCAGGAATCCGGTAATCTGGTTTTTAATAGCACCGTTGAAATTCTTCAAAATACTACTTTCGTCGAGTATTACACAATCAAAGTCAGCACTATTAAATTTGTCAAGGCGCTCATAATTGCAGACTACAATTTTTGTGTTACAACTGCCATCTTTTGAGTACATGATCCGCTCCATCCCAAACCGCTCTGCCTCCTTGACAAACTGAAAAGCCACTGCCAAAGGTGTAATAATTAAAACAGGCTTCCCGGTCGCCTCGGCATAGTTCTGAGCTATTGTCAGTTCAATTAAAGTTTTGCCTAATCCAGTGTCCAGGAATACGGCACACCTGCCTTTGCGGATCGCGTACTCAGTAACATGCCTTTGGTAATCAAACATTGCAGCGGGTATGTACTTCGGCTCTATCCCGTAATCTTGCTGCGTGTGTTTTTTGGATTCAATGAATGTTTTGTAGTCCATAATAAAAAACAAAAAGGGGACAACGCTTCCACACATTGCCCCCTTGTTAGGAGATTATCCTAAAGCGCTTATCCGGTGGAAGGCAGATAAGCGCTTTTATTGCTTCTACAAAAATACTAAAAAATCCGAATTTGCGCCGTATGTGCTGAAATTCTTTTTACCGCCGCATCAAAATATTCTTTATCCAGTTCGCACGCCGTCAGGTCAAAGCCGTTTTGTTGCTGTGCATGGCGGGTGGGTTGGTTAAGAAAAAAGCCCCCGGCGTGTAACGGAACGCAAGGGGCTATTAGCCAATAAAGGCCTTTGCGCTGGCCGTTACCCCGGCGCAAAAGCATACGCTAAGATACGAAAAATTCGGAATCAAATGTTATTGAAGTATCATCTAAATCTTGTTTTAAATCTTCTAAAAGTTCATCTATTGTTTCATACATATCGTAATGGTAAGCAAATATATTTGAATCTAATGCAAAAGGTGGTCCAGGGGAAAGAATATACTGATAATAAGCTTCTAATTCATTTTTAACCGGGAAAAAACCTGATACTGCAATACCAATAACAATATATTGCTGAATCCAACAATGCTGCCTTGGTTTTGATTTCAAAATTGGTGATTTATCTTCATTTGCACGCAAAACATACACTATGTCACCAATCTTCCACCGCGATTGGTTAACTATATTTTTTAGCTTCATATTTTTAATTTTGGCTTTATCAATTTTTTTAAGTGCATGAAAAAAGCCCCCGGCGGTAGGAGTGCGCCGAGGGCTAAATGGTATGGAATTAAAGAATTTTTGGAAGATCGGAATCGTACTTAATTACAAGGTTTTTGATTTCCTTTCCTTGTCGTACGGCATTCCAGCAATAAATGATAATGTGTTGCCTCATTTTGCCAACAAGCTTAACACCGCTCATTTTATCCTGTTCAAGTTTTTTTCTAAGTGCGTAAACTGGATTAGTAGCGGTTAGATTAAGGCCTGAACTAAGCTGATCAAAAAACGAGAATGCGGTTTCTCTGTCTTTAGCCAAAAATATAAAATAAAAAGAACCGTATTCAGTACTTGATAATCCAGAAAATCGGTCATACCAGCATTCTGATTGCTTTACAATGTCAGTAATTTCTGGATGCTTTTGGATAAAATCAATAACATCCTGATTGCTGATGCTTGATTTGCCATTCATGCTTAACAAATGGCCATTGGATGTATAAGTAACTAAATTTTTTTGAAGCCCGATAATTGCCTTTATAGTAGCTGCAATTTTCGTTGTATTCGCATAGCCTTCAATTTTAAGCACATCGCCCGCGCTCCTGGTTCCTCCCGTATCAAGCACTTTGAAAACATCGCTTTGCAGGTTAGTAACAACAAGCACGGTCAAAGAGGTCAAATTGCTTTGAATAAACGCTGTAAGCCTGTGTTGTCCGTCTATCAACCTTTCGTAATTGCCAACAAATCGAATTGGGTCAGCAGATTCAAGCCATTGGCCGTCGTTCATTTGCTTAATATACGAATCTAATTTACTTCTTCTAAGGTTGCGGTTGTTTTGGTTCTTGGTTAGCCAAAATTCAGCCTGTTCTTTAGTGATAGTCAAATAATGAATTTTAATTGACTTGTCATTCAGTGACGGGAAAAGTACCATAATGAAAATTTTAGTGATTAGAAAATACTGTTGAAAAGCCCCCGGCGACTAAGCACCGGGGGCGAAATGCCTATGAAAACTACTATGCAAAGTCACTTATTCAAGTACCGCTTCATGAAACAAAACCACCTGGTCCCGCTGCCTTCCACAAGGATATAACGCGGTGTGTCGTGGCCTTCTATCAACCGGAACTTCGTACCCGCCCGGACCGGGCAATCAGCCGGAAGCAAAAGAAGCTGCGTTTTGCCTTCTACGACCGCCTCAACAAAGTACATGGAATGGCGACCGTAATTGGGAATGGTCACCTTGTCAAGGCGGCATTGTGCGACTGTGCCCGTTTTAACGACGGCCTGAGCGGTGGCAGGGCGGGCGGTGGCTAAGAATAAAGCCAGGAAAAAAAGAACGGTTTTCATATTCAATTATTTAGTGGTGATAAAATCGTTTCAAAAGGTGCCCGGCCATGCGTTACCGGGCACTGTTACAACCTATTCATTCACGCTCAAGAAAACTCGGTCTAAAAGGCCGCCCGGCATGCGCGACCGGGCGGCGGTACTCTGAAAACATCTCATAAAAACACCTAAAAAACCCATGAAAAGTACGCTTGGTGGGCAGCGCGGGGATCGAACCCGGCTCGGGTGGCCCTTTTGCCGCCGTGCTTCCAGGCCTGCCCGGAAAAGCAGCGGGAACAAAGGAAAACCCGCTGCAAACACTTATGAAAAACCTTCACTTACCCATTTTTGTGGCCGGAGGGATACACTGCCAAAAAGGAAACCTCAGAACCTTCCCCGTGTTCTGCACCTCCGGCATATTGTACCGGGCATCCACTGTCGCAGGCGGCGTTTTTGCGTAAAACCCTCCCAGTTCAATCACCAAGTAAAAAAAGTGATTGCGCCGCCCCCGTGGTCTGCACCCGGTATTTCTTTAGAAAGGGCACGGACACTTTCGCCCGCGCCTGTTACTAACCACTAAACCTTATTGAATAAGGCAAAGTTAGTTGTTTTTATTCGGTTTTCCATGCCTAAGCATAAATAAAATATGCCCCAACGCCGCGCAACCTGCGAAAAGCAAAAGCACCTTAACCGCGCCGCCTATGTCGCTTCGCTCGCACCCGCTCAGCATAGCCAGGCACAAGGCCGGGGTAATGCGGGTAGCAAAGAACTCTGCCAGGGCGCGGAGCAAAATTGCCTTTTTGCTTGGCCTGGTAAATGTTTGCGCTTCTTGCTCATTTTGAAACTTTGTTATAGCTTTATCTAAATGCGCTGGTATTTTCAAAATAATACCCTTGTCCTTATTAGTCTCTTTCATAATTTTAGTTCGCTTTGTTCCCCGGGATCGGGGATGTTTAAAGAAAAATATTCTGCTGCGAATTGCCGTACCTGCTCGGTGTATTCTGCGAAGTCGCTTGTGCTAAGGTTCGCCGTGCTCGGCGGTAACTGGTGCCCCTCCCCTCGCCTATCCGCTAAGATGCGCGGCGGGAGGAACCGCTGCTTTAAAAAGTCGTGCAGGTCTTCTAAATCTTTTGGGTTGTTCGGGCTTATGGCGTTGCCCGCCTCGTGGAACGCCTCCGCCAACATTGGCAACACCACGCCCCAGTAGTACCTGTTTTGTTCAGAACTCCGCTGCTTTGTCGCCGGGCGAAAAGTCACGGTGAACTCCCGCCCGGCGAACATTGCCCGCACCTCGTCCGCTAAGCGCTTTGGCAGCACCAGGGCGCCGTTGGCAGCGACGCGACCGAGGTAGCGAAGTTCTTTCATTTTACTGAAATAGAAGGCTTGGTAAAAGTGATTTGCGCTGGTTCGATAACTTCACCGGTTTCGTCGTCTACAATGGTAACGCCAAAGGTTTTGGCCGCTTGCAGGCTTAATTGCTCAATGCGCTTGCGCCGCTCTGTCAGTTCCTTCCATTGTGGCACATGGTCGTACTTTACCATTTGCCGGGCTGGTACTTTGGTAAAAGTCCTACCTGCAAATGTGAACTTATTTTCGTCATAGGCCGCCGCCTCTTTCATGGCGTATTCTTTTACGCGCTCTTGTGCGGTCGCAATGGCCTGCGCCATGTCATTAAGCGTTGCAAGGGCGGTGAGGGCGTAGGCTTCGCCATCTACGACCTGAGCCGTGATTGTTTCGCAATAGTTGGTGATTTGCTTAATTTCCATTTTGAATTTTTAAACGTTGAATAAATTGTTTTGCCGGGTCATCCGGCTCCCGCTGCAACTGCTCCAGGTTGGCAATCAAGTCGCGAAGCTGATCGGCATTGTTGTCATGTAGCCTATCCAATAACCAATCCTGAAATTGCGGCGTGATATTGGCGTTCAGGATTAGCCACTCCGCCCGGCCTAATGCCTGAGCGGAGGGCTTGTATCCCCGGAAATTGCCGTCGTCGTCCCAGATTTCATCCACGGCACAACTGAATAAAGATGGTGGCAGCCGCGCTGCTCAAATCTTCTTTATTAATGCCTGATCCAAAGGGCTTATTAGAGTCACCTTCAATTAGGTGGGCGTAAATATCCAAATAAAGCCCCGTGAGCACCCGCGCACGTTTTTGCAAGGCTTCCACCGCCTCCGGTGTTGAAACGTCGGCTACGGGCTTCTGTGTGGCTTGTGGGGCACTTTGCGCCGTGCCTGCGTCTGGCGTTCCAGGCGCGAGGTCAAAATACTCGCCCTTCTGCTTTACGTTGACTCTTTGCCCGCGCTTCCACGCGGCGATTGGACTGTCAGGGCTGCCCCATACTTGCACCTCTTGGCCGTTGTCAAGTGTTACCTTGACATTGATACGGGGGCCTCTTGATGTTTGCTTTGGCTCCCGCGCCTCAAACTTGACCGTTGCGGCGTGGATGATTACATCTGCTGCTGTGCTCATTGAATATTTAATTTTTTGTGAGTGAAATAACTATTGTAGATGAATGTTGCGCGGTCGAGTATGACCTCTTCGTGCGTTGCTTCGCCTGCCGTGAAAGGATAATGCACGGTTTCGCAGCCGCCGCCAAGGGCGGCAGGGGTTGGCACTGGAACAGCAAAGCCGTTGTCTGATAGCACCGCGCAAGCTAAACGCATAGCGCGATTGATGGTAATCGTTAGCGGGTCGCCCGTCACGTCGCTGTACAAAACATCCCTTGTTTCCGGGATAAACGTGACCCATTGCTCGAAAAAACTTACTTTCATTGGTATAAAATTTAGTGGTGAATAAAAGCCCGGCTAAAGTGCCGGGCTGTTGTGTTTAAATTGAGTTAATTATTGATTTGCAGATTTTGCACGTGTACTCCTTTGCTGCTTTTGCAGAAATTTCTGCTATTGCTTTTTTAATTTGCTCGGGAGTATTTTCGTAAACATAGGCTACTAAATTTCTTCTTGTTGAGCATCCGCATACAGTGCAATATGCAGTTCTTTTTGCTTTGATTAGTCCGATTGCGTTTTTCATGGCGTTTTTTTTTAATTGTTAATTGATATAACAAAGATAATAGTTTATATAATACCGTGTATCTTTTTTTAAAGAAATTTGATAATTATTTTTTGTTAGCATACCTTTGTAAAAAACTTAACAAAATGAATCAACAAAAAGAACTTAAACTTATCAAAGCCTTCCACGTCAGCCCCGCGGTTGCTGCCGAGTTTGACCAGCTTCGCCTGCAATTGCAAAAGCGGGCGGATGTCAAGGTCACGGGATCGGATTTCTTTGCGCACCTGGTCCAGGAAGCAGCCGAGCGGGCGAAAGCACCGCAAACAGAACCAATTAATCACTAACAAAAAATCAAAAGCCATGCAGCAGAACAAAAACTTTCAAAACCGGGCGTTTGAAGACCTGTTTTCTTCTATTACTGCCAATATGCCCGCCCTAACCTTCTTCGGTATCATATTGACGTACGGCATTACTGCCGCCCTCAATGTGTACTTCCTGCCATTGCCCGCCATGTACGCCGTGCCGGCGGCGTTGGCCGTGCAATTCGGGCGGTTTGCCGTGGTTTTCACCGACTTCTTAAACCCGACCGGCAAGCGGTCGCCCTGGCCTCCGGTGATCGCGACCGGGGCGACAATAATCGCGCTGGTTGAATTCGGGTATTCTGTGCAAGATATGCAGTTAGAAAGCACATGGACCGATGCGCGGTACTGGTCGGTTTACCTATTCGGCTCTATGTTGATTGTGTTTGGCTACATCCTTGAGCTAAACTTCATCTCCAAGGGCGCCGAGGGTTACGGCATGGTAACGCGCAAAGTTATGCCGGGTGGCAACGTGGAGAACGTAACGCAGCGCGCCCGCAACGTTGCCCAGGAGTTTGCAGAGACCGTTTCGCCTAAGCAGAGGCCAATTATCGCCGGGTTTCAGCATAACGATAAGCCGGAAGCAACGGAGCAAAAGCACGTTTCAACTGATTCTGCGCCGTTACCCGAGGACATTGTACGTGATGCTATTCGGGCGCAACAAGCAAAGTTGCGTGCGTACCGGCACAAGGCAGTGAACGGGATTGGCAACCCGGTAACGGTGAGCAATGGCATTGCTAAGGCGGAGGCAGAACTGGCGCGGTTGCGCGGGATGCTGTAACGATATGGGATTAATCACAACGCCCCGGCGCGGTTGCTGGGGCTAAAAAAATAAAGCAATGACAAAAGAGCAAGCCTTACAAATCCTGCAAGAAGCTATCGATAGAGGAATAGATCCTGATGAAGATGTAGAAATTTTTGATGCTATAAAAATAGCTATTGAATGTCTCCAATCCGACCCGGATGCCCCGGACTGGAGCAAAGCGCCGTGGGCAAATTACTACGCCATAGATGGTGATGGTTCCAGATGGTTTTATGAATTTGAGCCATTTCAGGACGTCTTAGACTTCAATCAAAATGAAGGTAAATGGATGAATGATGATGATATTAGAAGAATGAAACTTTTTAAACGCCCTGAAAAAGAATAATCCCTTATCTTCGCCCGCAACAGTTCCCGCCACGCTTCCCGTCAGGCCAGCGTACCAGGGCGGGACTTAAAACCAAGCCCCGGCGCACCTGAAAAGTGCCGGGGGCTTTTTCTTTACAGCAACTCCGCTCCAAGTATCATCCTTTCTGGCTCCTTTTGATGCCTTAATTTAATCATCACGCCCCCCAGGCTCTTAGGCGGCATGCCACGTTCAACCGCCCAACCTCCCCCCGTGCTGTACTCATCTTTGTACGTACCTAACTTCAGGTGCAACTGCTCGCGCAACCAAGTATTGCCAGTTTTTCGGTTCAGGTGTATCCGCTGGATGGGAAAAATATTTCGGTCGTGCGTATGCCCGGAAACGACCACATCCGCATCCGGCAAATACACCGCCTTCCTGGATGCCTGTATCACGTCCTTTGTCACCGGACCGCCGCCGCCGTACCCGTGGTGGTAGGCCATTGCCGTGCTCATTGCCTTTCCCGGGGATCGCTCCGAACGTAGCAGCACCCACCCCGAGTATGCCCCGACCTGGCAGCCCAGCAGGGCGGCAAAGCGTCCGACAATATCAGTTTCCACGCGCTTCAGGATGCTGGTCTCGTGGTTGCCCGGCGTAACCATTACAAGGTTTTCCGCATACGGCTGCCAAAAGGCCGCACAATCCTCCACAATGGCATCCAAATAATTTGCTACGTTGTGTTCCGGCCTTACGCCCGTCTTGCTCCCGCGCGGGTCGTATTTGCCCTGCATAGCGCAAAACAAGTCACCAAAAACAAACACCCCGGCCTGACGTTCTTTTGCCAGGTCGAGGTGCTTTTTAAGTAACAGGCGGTCGCAGTGCGGATTATCCCAGTGTATATCGGATAAGAGCATAAACGATTTATACCCGCCGTGGGTAGGGGAGTACGTCACCCGCGTGACCGTGGTGTTTAGTTTTACAATTTTCAATTTCCATTTCCTCCGGTAAGTACGTTACGGCTTTCAGGCTTCGCCCGGATAAATTCCAGGATGATTTGCGCCGCCGCTTGTACGACCTGCCTATGTTCAGGCTTCGCGTTGGCTTTGTCCAGGATAGCACCGAGAAGGATTTGAATTACAAGCGTCTGGAAGGCCTCCGAGGCAATCAGGCGTTCAAAGTACGCTTTGATTTGCTTATCGTTCTCCTCTTCGTCGTCGGTTATTAGGCGAAGCACGTCGGTGATTACATCCGCCGCAAAGACTAACAACGCTTTGCCCTTTTCGTCTTTGACCTTCGCTATCCCTGCATCTGCCAGGTCTTCCAGGTACTCCGACAAATCCGCATTGACCCAGTCCAAGATAATGTCTTTAACCTGACCGGCATTGTTGGCCTGGTCGTCGTTCAGCGCGAGGACAATGTCCCGCGTGGGTTGGAGGAAAAGCAGTGCCCCGCGCTGTGCCAGGTCGTTGTTGATCTTCTTTTCAATCTGGTTTTCCGCGAAATTTAGCCCCAGCTTTGCGATGGCCGCAAAGAGATCGGAAATGGCTTTGACTTTTTTTTCTTTCATTTTAGCTTGAATTTATTTGATATGAAGTTAATGACCAATTCCACCACCGCCCGGGGATCCGCCGCAAACTGCTCCAGCACCCCGATTGCCACGTCCGCAAAGCGCATCCCCAGCACCCCCAACATAAAGCCTATTGCCCGGTCTGGCAAATTCCATCCGGTGAGCCGGAGTATCGCCTCCGTTAAGTACTCCGCCGCAAAAGCCCCGCCAACGACTATCGCCAACGCCTCCCACGCGTTGCGCCGGGTTTTGTCGCCCAGTGCCCAGGAAAGCATCCCCCCGACCGCGCCGGATATGAAAACGCTGCCGGAGTCTACGGCTTGAGCCAGTTCAGAAAATTTCACTTTTGCCTCCCGTTGTTGTTAAAAAAATAGGTGATAGCCGCTGCCAACACAATGACCAAGAAAGTATAAGCTAAGAGGAAATCATACAAGCTCACCTTATACCTCCCGTTTATTGTCCATCCACCCCTGAGCCCACACCCAGATTTGCGGCGAAGTCGTGCTATACTTCCACACCGCCGGGGCTGGTCGTTTGGGGTCGTCGTCCACGTGTACCGCGCCCCGCATAATGCCGAACCGCCTAAACCCTGCCTGCCAAAGTGCGTCAAGTAACTTCTTCCAGGCTTCAATATCAGTGCCCAAATTTGCGCTAATATCCACCGCATACCCGTGCTGGTGTGCGCTGTCGGCTGCCACTTCGTACCCAGCACGGCGAAGCCTGTCCACGTCTGCGCGTGTGCGGAAGGCGTGGGTGATGGTGATCGGTTGCCCGTAGATTTCCCGCGCTTTTTCCAGCTTTAGCACCGTACCAAGCCGCATGTGTGCCCACGCTGCCGGGTCGGTTTTGCTTGCAAGTTCCGCGAGTTCAAAGTGTTTTACCTGTATCATAGCTATGGCATTTTAGTACCTGGCACGCTGTCACGCAATGCCAGGGTTAACCGGATTTCGTTTAGTATTTCCATGCGGTCGCGCACCTCCTGTGCCCGCGCTTGCAGGGCTTTCAAGGTCTGGTTGCAGGAATCGATTGCACTTTCAATGGTGCTTAACTTTTCCTGCTCGAGGTCGGTATAGTGTTTCAGTGTGGAGGGTATGTCTATCATTCGATTTTGATTAAGCGCGTGTCGTTCTCCAAGCACCCAAGCCGCTTTTCGTTAATCCTGTACAGGTCGTACCGCTTCCCGGATACCGTGAAAAACACGTGGTTTGCAAAAGTGCTAAGCAGAATGTTTTGCGTAAGCGTATAGCCCCGCCCGTCTGCCGGGTCGAAAATCAGGCGTTGATTGTTGTTCAAGCGGATTTGCCCGTCATAGGCAACGCCATCCAGCACCAGCCGCCAATTTCCCAGCCATTGCGCCGTGTCGCGTAACGCCGTTGCGACAAAGATACTTTTACCCGTAACGTCGTTATGTAGGTTGGAATAAAGCCTGATGCGCGTTGCGTTGCGCCCTGCGAGCAAAATCTGCTTTGCGTGAATGGCGATGGTGTTGCTCTGTCGTTCTGCGTCCTGTACCATTTTTGCCGCTGTTGCTGCGCTATCTCCAAAAAGGACTTTTACCAGTCCTGTGTTTCCATCGCTGTATTTTGTCTCTGTTACGATATAGTAATTTTTCCCGCTTTTTTCAACATAAATTGAATCCGTTGCATCTTGAGCAAAGGCAAAATAAGGGAGTAGTGAAATTAGAAAAAGAATGTATTTCATCTGTTATTTATTTTCAAGTTGAGTAATGCGCTGTTTTAATTGCTCAATTTGCCCTTGTTGCTCTTGAATTGCTTTCACGAGCGTAGGGATAATCCTTGAATTGTTTAAATAAAGTTCCCCTTCGCTTGATATACCGACCGCCTCGGATGTCACCTGCAAAACATCTTCAGCTATAAATCCAATATCCTTGCCATCGCCCCATTTCTCGCGATTTTTGTAATTAAATCTAACTGGATATAATTGCATGATTTCACGTAAACCATAAGGCAGTTGCTCAATATTTTCCTTTAACTCTAAACTGGATGCGCGAACTAATACTCCATTGGCATCTGCTTGTACATCAAGCGTTCCTGCGCCCCCCAATCCAGTTATTCTTGCATTGCCAACAACGTGAAGAACCTGTGTAGGCGCATCGGTTCCAATCCCTACAAATCCTTGCCTGTCGCCATTTACCTGATTTAAGCTATCTGTCTGAATTGTTAAATATATTTTGCTTTCTGATATATTTAATGCTCTAAATGCGTAGCTCGATCCAGTTATTCCTTCTGATTTTAGCTGGAAAGCATAGCTTGAAGTGCCATCGCTTCTTAATATATTGCTTTGCAAGGTCATCACTACGCCCCCTGGCGTGTTATTAACTACATGCAATTTTCGGCTTGGGTTAGACAAACCAATGCCAAAATTTTTAGAGGACGGTATGTAAACTAAGCCAGTATCTGTTGCCAACGCCGTCGCGCTCGTTGCGTACGGTATGTGGTTTGCGCCGCCAAGCCCCGTTAGCCCGGTCGCGATAGGAAGCCCCGTCGCATTCGTAAGCGTCGCAGCCGACGGCGTGCCCAGATTTGGCGTAGTCAGCACGGGCGACGTTCCAAACACCGCTGCGCCCGTGCCAGTCTTGTTGCTCAGCGCGCCCGCCAATTCCGCGCTGGTAATACCCCCGGCTGCCAGTAGCTTTACACGGGTATATTTATACAAGCTATCAAACGTCGCCTTCCGAAAGGCATTGTCCTGCACAAAAGTAAAGTTAGTAGTGTCCCGGATCGCGCCCGCCGGAATTTGTGCAATCGTCAGCACGCGCACGCTGTCCTTCACCGTGCCGGTTTGCGCGAGGGCGAGGGCGGGGATGAGGGGGAGGAGAAGGAAAAGTATTTTTTTCATTGTGTTGTATTTTAGTTGCAAGTTTTTTGAATTACGAAAGTAACGGATAAACCTTTTTGTGATCCGGTAACAGTGCCCGTTAATATACCGACTCTATAAAGGCTGCCAATGCTTGGTAATAAATTTTGGCTTACTAATTTGTTTTGTCCTGTCGTATCGGTTAAAGTTATTTGATCTTGGTTTCCTGCATCTGTTTTTAACTGTATTGCTACCGTACCAGTACCGGAATAAGCTCTTGCGCTATAAGATTGAATACAATATCCTGATAAAACAGAAGGTATAACAATATATTGATAACCATCCGAATTAGCTTTAATTGTGCTATCTATCGGAAATGCCATTATAGAAAAATAATGTACATCCGGTATATTAAGTGTTCTACTTCCGCTAATACTTGCAGAACCACCCAATGTATTTGTAATCGTTAGTTTATTTTGGATGCTTGTCAGGGTATCCGAATAGCTAATTTTCGTATTGATACGGTTGGATAGG